ATCTGGAATCGGAAATTCAAAGAATTACCGACCAACTTGCAAACAGAACTGCTGAGAATGAAAAACTAGAATCCTTCAAACAAAAACTTAATACTACTTACGAAGAACTCGCTCAAAGAAGAGACACTATTAGCCATTACGATTTTGCGTATGGTCTCCTAAAAGACGGCGGAGTTAAATCTCAAATCATTAAGAAGTATCTACCGCTGATAAATCAGCAAGTTAACCGTTATCTTCAGATGATGGACTTCTACATTAACTTTACTTTAGATGAAGAGTTTAACGAAACCGTCCAGTCTCCCATTCACGAAGATTTTTCCTACAGCTCTTTCAGTGAAGGTGAAAAACAAAGAATCGACCTTGCACTGTTGTTCACTTGGAGAGAAGTAGCAAAGTTTAAAAACTCAACAAGTACTAACTTACTAATCATGGATGAGGTATTTGACTCATCTCTTGATGGATTTGGTACGGAAGAATTTCTTAAGATTATTAGGTACGTCATTCAAGACTCGAACATCTTTGTTATCTCTCACAAAGAGTCTTTGCACGATAAGTTTCATGAAACTATTAGATTTGAAAAAGTTAAAAACTTCTCTTATAAAAGATGACTATATTAGTTCCTATGTGTGGGCTCCCGAGATCGGGATCTACTCTTTTAGTTAATTTGATTAATCAGCATCCAGATGTTTATGGATCTCCAGATTCATTATTATCTGGAATTGTAAAAGCACTTCAAGAAAAAGTATCTGAGAGTATGCAAGAATCTCAATATAATGCTGATCTTTCATATGATATCTTTTATAATTTTTGTAGAGGTGGTATTATTTCTTGGATTGATAAATTAACTAATGAGAAAATTTTCTTAGACAAATGTAGAGGATGGATTGAATTAGTTGATATTTGTAGAAATACTTTTCCATATACAAAGTTTATTGTTTGTATACGAGATTTACGAGGAATGTACAGTTCCTTGTTAAAAGTTGAAAAAAGAACACCAATGCTCTATAAGGATAGTTTGATATATGGAGATCAACCATATGATTATAGAGAAGTTGATATTGAAGATCAAAAGATTGATGATTTACTTAGTCAACCAATGGTGAGAAGAAATTTAGTTACAATTAAAGAGTTACTTGACTGTAATAAATTAGATAACACATTTCTTTTCGTTAGATATGAAGATCTTATACAAAATCCAAGGAAAGAACTTTTTAAAATATATGAGTTTCTAAATTTATCAGATTATAAAAATGATCTAGATAATATAGAGCAGATTCCATATCACGACTCCATGTTTTTACCATATGGTAAACACAAGATAAACCCAAAGTTACAAAGTTTTGATCCTTGGAACTTTGATATCAATAAAAAAGCCGAAGATAAAATAATAAAAGATAATCTTTGGTATTATAGTGAATTCTATCCAGAAGTATTAGAGGAAAACAAGACATGATTTACAACAGACTGATTGACGGAAAGACACCATCGGAAGCATCGAAGATTCTAGTTAAGAGTTTTCATACAAACGGAATGGAAAGAAGTGATTGGAGAGGTTGGTGGAAACCTGAACATATTCCTGTGTGGACATGGGACTGGCAGATGAAGAGAGATTCGCACGATCCCCGAGTTTTGTTTCCACAGTATGGTACATGGTTATGGATAGAAAATTCTGATATTCCTCCAGAACATTTTGATAATCCCTTTTTAATTCTCAGGCACATTGGACTCGACGATGAATTTTCTTTGTGTTGGTGGGATCCTCCTCAGGATGCGGATGAAGATATGAAGCAAAAAGTTATTCAGTTAATTCAGAAAGGAACTCTTAAATATCAAATAAATCTTGTAGGACCTACTTGGGATATGTTTGGACATCAATTCTTAGCAAGATCTGAATGTTATGAGATTGATAAACAATTGCCTTGGGCTTCTAAAGAAGAACAGGAACAAGTGGTTGCTAATGGTATCATGGACGTACTTAGGAGATTTCAAAAGAGAGAAAAAAATATTCCTCCCGATCTAAATATTTCAAAACTTAACGCTGATCTTAGTAAAAATGCATCTTCGTCACAAAGAGGAGTATAATAAATAGGTAAAAACCTATGAAAGAAGAACTCTATCTTGACGATTCTGAATGGTATAATAAAATGCTAAACAAAGTCTTGGATGAGTATCATGACGACACCGAACTGGCTACACAACTCTGGGAAGAGGCAGAAAAGAAAATTAAAACCTCAGGCACTCCGCCAAGCGAAGGCGAGACTGAGACAGTTCAAAAAGCGTCACATGACCCCGCCTAACAAGCGGGGTTCTTTTGTATAATACGTCCATACGCAACCAAGCAATGTCTGTCTCCCAGGAAATCAAGTCACAACTCGCCAAACTCCTTGCTACCGAAGATCTGGTCGTTGAGCACCGTAACGTACAGACTGCTCAGTTCAACGTCCACACGCGAGTCTTGACTCTTCCTGTATGGGATAGGGCATCTGCAGTGGTTTATGATCTCCTGGTGGGTCATGAGGTCGGACACGCTTTGTTTACACCTGATGAGAACTGGATTCAGGACTACAAGATCTCTCCTAGTCTTGTAAACATTGTAGAAGATGTTCGCATCGAGAAGTTGATGAAGCGTAAGTATCCTGGTCTCTCTAAGACTTTCTATCGCGGATATGCTGAACTTGCTGATGAGGACTTCTTTGCTATCGCTGACGATGATCTCGATGAGATGAATCTTGCGGATCGGGTGAACCTATACTACAAGATCGGTAACTATGTTGATATTCCTTTTGAGGAAACAGAGATGTTCCTTGTCCGCATGATAGGTGAGTGTGAAACCTTTGCAGATGCTCTTCTTGCAGCAGAAATCCTACACAAAGCTTGTAAGGATGAACAAGAAAAGCAGAAGATGGATATTCCTTTGAATGGTAATTCTTCTGGGTCTGGAGAGCAGGGAGAATCTGTAGAACAGATTCCTTCTGCCGTGGGTGGATCTTCCTCAGAGCAACCTGAACAGATGTCTGATGATCAGAGTCAAGTTAAGTCTGAGGAGTCTAATCCGAGTGAGGGTGGTGAAACGTCTGGGGATATTGAGACCAAGACTGCAGATGCTCTCGCAGAAAATCTACAAGATCTTGTTTCTGAATGTGCTGAAGATAATGTTTATATTGAACTTCCTAAAGTAAATCTCAAGAGTATAGTTGCTGATGTTGAAGAAGTATATGAATATGCTTCTAACTTCTTTCAAGAGCAAATTGATACCATGAATGAGGAACGAGAGGAGTTTTTTGATATCTATGAAAAGCAAGATCAGGAATATGCAAAGTTCAAAAAACAAGCACAGAAAGAAGTCAACTACCTCGTCAAAGAGTTCGAGTGCCGTAAAGCCGCAGACGCTTATTCTCGTTCTGGCGTTAGTCGGACTGGAGTTATTGATACAGGGAAGCTACACACTTATCGATACAATGAAGACTTGTTCAAGAAAGTGACGACTATTGCTGATGGTAAGAACCACGGTCTTATTTTTGTCCTGGATTGGTCTGGTTCTATGTCTAAAGTCCTTGAGGATACAGTCAAGCAACTTTACAATCTCGTTTGGTTTTGTAGGAAAGTGAATATTCCTTTTGAAGTTTATGCTTTCACTAATGAATGGCAGGTGAGAGAAGATGGTAATTCGTATCTTGAACTTCCTTCCCACTACATTGAAAAAGAGGGTCTGATGAAAGTCGCTGCTCAGTTTGGTATGGTCAACATCCTTTCTGGTCGTCTTAAGGGACGTGATCTTGAGAAGCAGATGATTAATATCTGGCGTATTGCTGCATACTTCTCTTCTAGTTACGGAACATATTACTCTGTTCCTGCTCGCCTTGGTTTATCTGGAACTCCTTTGAATGAGGCTTTTATTTCTCTCCATCAGATTATCCCTCAGTTCAAGAAGAACAATGGTGTTCAAAAGGTTCAGTGTATTGTTCTGACTGATGGTGAAGCATGTGGTCCTGGTTATCATGTAGAAATTCAACGTAACTGGGACCCTGATCCTTATATGGGAGCTCGTCAAATTCCTACATGGAAAGGATTTCTCAGAGATCGTAAACTTGGTCGTACTTATAGTTTTGGTAGTTCATACGCTGGATTCTCTAAAACTATGCTTACTCATTTGAAAGAAAGTTTCCCCGACACAAACTTCATTGGTATTCGTGTTCTTGAAGGAAGGGATGCTGGTTATTTCATTCGGAACAATACCAACGATGAGCTTGAGGAAAAGCGATTAAGAGATTCTTATAAGAAGAACAAGTCTTTCACCCTCAAGAACACTGGTTATGATGCATACTTTGGTATTGCTTCTAATGCTCTCTCTGCGGATACTGATTTTGATGTTCAGGAAGATGCTACAAAAGGTCAGATTAAGAGTGCCTTTATCAAGTCTCTTCGTGGAAAGAAGACAAACAAAAAAGTTCTGAGTGAGTTCATTTCTTTGGTTGCATAAATATCTAAAAAGTTATCTTTAAAATGATTTCTTTCGACGATATCAAATCGGAATTAGTTGAGAAGAGAGATGGTAAGTCCTCTAAGGACAAAGGCTACTCTCTTCGCGACTGGTTTAAAGGTGGTGGTTGGAAGCAGACTGGTGGTAAGTACGATGGGAAACCATGTGCTAAGCAACCAGGACAGACCACCAAACCCTACTGTAGGGACGCAGACGACCGTGCTTCAATGAGTAAGGACGAGAGGGACAAACGTGCCTCTAAGAAGCGTAGAGAGGATCCTAACGCCGATAGAAAGGGCAAAGCGAAGAACGTAACTCAAGAGGAAGTCATGCAAGATGATTTAGAGTTTATGACTGAGGAGCAGTTTGACGAGGCAGCAGGAGAAAAGGATGCTTGTTACCATAAAGTAAAAGCACGTTACTCTGTATGGCCTTCTGCATATGCTTCTGGAGCGTTAGTTAAGTGTCGTAAGAAAGGTGCAAAGAACTGGGGCAACAAAACTAAAAAAGAAGAATTTGAGTTCTCCAACTGGAGAGACGAGTTTAAAGCTACCGAGTTTGAATTCATTGATCTAATCAAACCTAAAAAGATCGGTGAAGATTGCTGGGATGGTTATGAAAAGAAAGGTATGAAAACTATGTTCGGCAAGAGGTATCCAAATTGCGTAAAGAAGAAAAAGAAAAAGTGAACTGGAGAGAAATCGCAATAGCATCTGAATCTGATGAGAGAGTCCTAAAGGTTCTCAAAGAAGGACCGAAGAGTCTTGCTCAAGCATACTTACTTCAGGCAATGCGATATAAGTATGGACGATCTGGAAAGTGACCACAGGGGTCTTCGGACCCCTTCTTCATGCCCTATAATAACTTCAGTTGAAACGAACAACCCAATGTCCATCTCCGCCGACTACATCCGCACTTCTCTCCAAGCAGTGTATGGAGAGTCTGTGACTGCCGCCGACATTCGTGCCTGGTGTGCTATGAACGGTTCTAGCTATCAGACCATCACCAACAAACTGACTGATTACAAGGTTGGTCGGGGCAAGTGGAATCTGGAAGTAACTAAAGAGACTGTTAAGGATCTTGAAGTAACTTATAATTCTCCTGCAGTCATGTCTGCAGTTGAGCAAAACCTTATCCCGATTAAAGATGATACCTTCGTCCGCTTTGGTAACTTCGCTGATATTAAAAAAATTATTACGTCCCGCCTTTTCTATCCAACGTTCCTTACTGGTCTATCTGGTAATGGTAAGACGTTCTCGGTTGAGCAAGCGTGTGCTCAACTGGGTCGGGAACTCATCCGCGTAAACATTACAATCGAAACTGATGAAGACGATCTTATTGGCGGTTTCCGCCTTGTTGATGGTAACACCGTCTGGCACAATGGCCCAGTCGTGGAGGCACTCGAACGAGGAGCTGTACTGCTCCTTGACGAGATCGACCTTGCCTCTAATAAAATTCTCTGTCTCCAATCTATCCTTGAAGGAAAAGGAGTTTTCCTTAAGAAAATCGGACGGCGAGTTGACCCTGCAAGTGGATTCAACGTCATCGCCACAGCAAACACTAAAGGTAAAGGTAGCGACGACGGGCGATTCATTGGAACTAACGTGCTCAACGAAGCCTTCCTAGAGCGTTTCCCTGTAACCTTTGAGCAGGAGTATCCTACTCCTACGATCGAGCAGAAGATCCTCCAGAAGTGTGCAGAGTCCCTTGGAGTCAAAGATGTTGATTTCTGCAAGCGTCTGGTTGACTGGGGAGACATTATCCGCAAAACGTTCTATGATGGTGGTGTTGACGAGATCATCTCTACCCGTCGTCTGGTGCATATCATTCGTGCATACAGCATCTTTGGTGATAAGGCAAAGGCTATTGAAGTCTGTGTGAATCGCTTTGATGATGAGACAAAGCAGTCCTTCATGGAACTGTATGATAAGGTTGATGCTGATGTTGACTTTGCAAATTCCACGGAGGTTTGATAGAATGGTGAATGCTTGGAGTTTACTTTATGATGAAATGGAAAACAAAAAAGAATTAGCAGATATTAAACACTCAACCTATTGGTATGATTATGATCGAAATGATCTCGACCGCGAAAACCCATTCATCAATACCCAGGATTTCTGGGTTGATGATGAGTACAGCATTAGTATTGATTCAGACTATCCCTATCCCATGAAAGAAGATCGAATTGACCTAAATTTAGATTCAACTTCTAGGAATGGATTCTGGAAGTATGAAGAAGACAAAACTATGAAGGAGGTTCGTGAGTACCTATCTTCAACCTATAAGTCTCACTACACATCTCAAGATTCTAAAACTCAGACACTTGATTTGATTGAGAGCATTGGTGATGCAGAACCATTCTGTCGTTCTAATGCAATTAAATACCTCTCTCGCTTCGGTAAGAAGAACGGTAAATCAAAGCAAGATATTCTGAAAGCAATTCACTATTGCATTCTTCTGTATCACTTCTCTGGAATTCACAAACAGCCCAAAGGTAACTATGAAACTTTCTGAAAAAACTCTTTCTCTTCTCAAGAACTTCGGTAGTATCAATCAATCTATTCTTTTCAAAGAGGGTAATAAACTTCGCACCATTAGTGTGATGAAGAATATTCTTGCAGAGGCAGAGATTGCAGAAGACATTCCTCAGGATTTTGGTATCTATGATTTGAATCAATTTCTGAATAGTCTCAGTGTTTCTCAATCACCCGAACTCGATTTCTCTAACAATCAGTACGTTATGATCCGTGGTTCGGACACTAAGGCAAAGTATTTCTTTGCAGATCCTAGTGTGATTGTTAGTCCTCCTGAGAAGGAAATCTCTTTGCCTACGGAGGATCTTTGTTTTGAGTTGAATACTCAGCAACTGGATCGATTGCTTAAGGCTGCTTCTGTTCTTCAACTTCCAGATGTTTCTGTTGTCGGTGAAGCGGGTGTTGTGAAGATCATTGTTTGGGATAAAAAGAACGATACTTCAAATGATTTCTCTATTATTGTAGGTAAGACTGATTCTGAGTTCTCTTTTAACTTCAAGGTAGAAAACATTAAGATCATTCCTGGACGATATGAAGTTACTATTTCTGAAAAACTTCTTTCTAAGTTCACCTCTAAGGATCGTAACCTTTGTTACTACATAGCATTGGAACCAGATTCTGTATGTAAATGAATATCAATATAAAAGATAATGTATTTTATGAGGATGATTATCAATATCTAGTGGAATACAGTAGAGAAGCTCTCTATGAGTATGGTGAGAGTGATAGACCATCAGATGCAATTAATCCAACAGGTATGATTCATAACGTAGGACTCGATACTAAAGTTACCAAGTCCGTTCATAAACAGATGCAAGACACTTTTCCCGAAGAGATTGCTAAGGATGATTTTCCAGATAGAGTTTACATAAATTGCTTTGCTCCGAGGGAAGATTGTTACTATCATATAGATGGGGGAGAGGGATCTAAAACTTGTTTGATATACTTATCAAATACTGATTGGATTCCTGTTTTATGTGGGGAAACATTTTTTTATCAAAATGATAAAATTATTGGAGTACCTCCTCATCCAAATAGAGCAGTTTGTTTTGATGGGAACATCTTACATAGAGGAAGTTCTTTTAGAAAAGGACATCGATTTACTCTTGCTTTGAAATATCCATGAAACATATCCTTACTTACATGAGAGTACTTGGTTGTACTCTCATAGTTACAGCACACTTTGTTATGTTGTATGTTGGAGTTACTTATGGAGCAGTAATTCATCTAATTGCTGATTTACTTTGTATGCCTTTCTTTATCAAAACTAAAGCTTGGGATATGGTTATTATGTTATGTTTTCTTCTTGCAATTGGAGTATCTAAATTATGGAACCCGATCTTTATGTTCAGTTTTTAGAAAATTGGATACCTGGAATTGGCGAGAGCACTCAACTTCATGATCAATTGCACATTCATTTTGATCTTGGATTCAGTGTAAATGATGAAGCAAGACTCCTTGGATTTCAGTTAGGTCATCACCCTGCTGGAAGTTTCTTTCATGTTATGGTATTCTGTGTGATGAGTGTTACGATTTATCCAAATGGATATCGTAACAGTTTAAAAGATCTGCAAGATTTTTATGAAGCATATTTGCTTGGAAAATACTGGCAGTCTGTTTCCTATTGGTTTATTCCTAAAACAATATTATGAGAAATGAATTTCTTTGGGTTGAAAAGTATCGACCCAAAACTATTGATGAATGTATCCTCCCCGAAGAAACTAAAAGGACTTTTAAAAGTTTCCTAGATAAAGGTGAGGTTCCAAATCTACTCCTAGCAGGTCCTGCAGGGTGTGGAAAGACAACCGTAGCAAAGGCATTATGCTTTCAACTTGGAGTAGATTATTATGTCATCAACGGATCCGATGAGGGACGATTCCTGGATACTGTCCGAAACAATGCGAAAAACTTCGCTTCGACCGTCTCGCTTTCATCAACTGCAAAACACAAAGTCATCATCATTGATGAAGCAGATAACACAACCAATGATGTACAACTCCTCCTACGGGCGTTTATTGAGGAGTTTAGTGCAAACTGCAGATTCATCTTTACCTGCAACTACAAAAACCGATTGGTCGAGCCACTTCACTCCAGGTGCGCGTGTATTGACTTTTCCACCAATTCAGCAGACCGACCAGGACTCGCAGCACAATTCTTCACAAGACTCCAAGAAATCTTGGATACAGAAGGTGTTGAATATGATAACAAAGTCTTGGTAGAACTGATCAATAAACACTTCCCAGATTGGCGTCGTGTTTTAAATGAGTTGCAAAGATATTCATCTTCAGGTAGAATTGATAGTGGTATCCTCGCGTCCTTTAGTGATGTAAAAGTAAATGGGCTTATTAAAAATCTTAAGAACAAAGAGTTTTCCGAAGTTAGGAAATGGGTCGTTAACAACTTGGATAATGACTCTGGTGTTCTCATGCGTCGTATTTACGATGTTCTTCATGATTCCTTGGTTCCGAATAGTATCCCTGCTGCTGTGCTTGTTCTTGCTAAGTATCAATATCAGATGGCGTTCGTCGCGGATCAAGAAATAAATATGCTTGCGTGTTTAACTGAACTTATGGTGGAGTGTGATTTCAAATGATGGATTGGTATAACAGAGATGAGATAAAAAAAAGAGTTGTTGATGAAATTGGATATCCAAAATCACCCTGGAGTCCTCCAATACAACCAATAACTAAGACTAAAAATGATCTGTTAAAACAACAAAAAAGTAATCATCATACTAACTTTATTGGTAGAATTAATGATGGTGAAATTGTTTTCCATGATGAATACAAGCATGAAAAATGTCCCAATTGTGAATGTAAATGGGCAAGAGTTCTATACACTCCAAAATTTAGGCATCATGCAAAATTGGAGTGTAGGGATTGTGGTTATTACCATAGATGGTTAAAAAAATCTGAGTGTGAATTCAAATGAAGAAGAAAAAGCGTACACAGAATAAAGAGAACTATTACTATGTCTTTTGGGTCGTAGCAATGGTTGCATTTATTGTTCCACAGGTGTTTACTGCCTGGGCATATATAAACATTGTAGATCTTATGAAGCCCCCTATTCAAGTTGAGATGAAAGAAGATGATTGATGTAAAATTGTTCCGTATTGTTACTGGTGAAGAGATTATCGCAGAACTAGTTTCTCGGGATGAAAATACGATTACTGTTAAGAATGGTCTTGTAGTTATTCCAAGTGCTCAGAATGTGGGGTTTGCTCCTTGGGCAACTGTTATCAGTAAAGAGAACCCCGAGATTATAATGGATATGCGACATGTAGTTTACGTCGCAGAAGTTGAAGAAAATGTTGGAAAGAAGTATAATGAAATGTTTGGGACTAAGTTGATTACTCCTGAGAGTAAGAAATTAATTGTTTGATGTGTGATTAGAACTTGATTATGAAATCTCTGAAAACACCATTACGATATCCAGGCGGGAAGTCTAGAGCATGTAAAAAACTAGATGTTTACATTCCAGATCTTCGTGACTATAAAGAGTATCGTGAACCATTTCTTGGTGGTGGTAGTGTAGCAATTCACATCACTAAGAAATATCCTCACCTTGATGTATGGGTTAATGACCTTTACGAACCTCTTTATAATTTTTGGGTGGTTCTTCAAAATGATGGATATGCCCTATATAAAAGACTTCAAGAATTAAAGTCTAGATATCCTGATCCTGCTTCAGCAAAAGGACTATTCTTGGAAGCAAAAGATGTGGTAAACAACTATGATGAATCAAATTTATTTCGTGCTTGCGCTTTTTATACTATCAATAAGTGCTCTTTTAGCGGTCTCACAGAGTCCTCCTCGTTCTCAAACCAAGCTTCAGACAATAATTTCACAATGCGAGGAATTGAGAAATTACAGGGATACACTCAAATAATTAAGAACTGGAAAATTACTAATTGGTCTTATGAATCACTCCTTACTAATGACGAAGAGTGCTTTACCTACCTTGACCCGCCCTATGACATTAGAAGTAATCTCTATGGAAAGCGGGGGAGTATGCATAGCGGGTTCGACCATGATGATTTTGCTGCCGATTGTGCTCGGTATAATGGTGCTCAACTTATTTCTTACAATTCGTCTCAACTTATTAAAGAACGATTTAAAGACTATCAAACGGGAGAGTTCGACCTCACCTACACCATGCGATCCGTGGGAGAATACATGAGAGAGCAGAAAGAAAGAAAAGAGTTACTAGTGTTTAACTATAATAATGAGCGCAGAGTTTACTAAAATTTTAGATTACTTTGGTTTCTCAGAACCCAATATTGTAGAGCATCATAAAAATAAAGTTGATGTTTTCGTTAGAGATAAATCTTACCTTATACGGAAGATCAAAGAGCATCCTAGCAGAGCAGTTAAATACGCTCAGGGAGAAGTTTCTCTATACATCAATGGTGATCAGTGGTTGAGGCAATATTTACCGACAGCAACATCAGCGGGTGGAATATTTTCACATTATTGGCTTGCTAGAGGACATACTCTCACTACAGGACTTGGACTGGGTGTTAGAGAGAATTGGTTACTCGATAAGAAAGAAGTTACTAAACTAACCATTCTGGAAAAAAGTTTAGAACTCATTGAATATCATAAAGAACATAATCCAGATCTATTTGAAAAGGCAGAAGTTATTCATGCTGATGCTAATGAATATGTTGGACAGTGTGATGTACTTTTGCTGGATCATTACGAAGAAGAACCAATTGAACAAATGGCTGAAATGTCTTCTAAAGTAGCAAAGAATATAAACTGTGAAGTTTGTTGGTTTTGGCCAATAGAAGAATTGATAGAACGTTATCTTGAACAAGGTGCATCTACTTTGTTAGAAGCATACGAAATCATAAAGAACGATTATAATCTTCCAAAACTTCCTGAAGTTAACGAAGATACATTAAATTTATTTGCATACACTTTTAACCAGGCACTTGCATAATGGAACTCAAAGATTGGCTCAACTCTATCAACTTTAATAAGGAAAATCTTATTAAAGGAAACCCCGATATCGTTAAACAATACCCGCCGTTCATTGTAAATAAATGTCTTGCTGGGCACATTGATTGTATTATGTTTGCTAATGAGATGAACAAGAATCATCAGTTAGACAAAGATATGCAATATTCATTTTATCTAAATAGTTTGAGGAAAAAAAAGAGATTCTCTCCTTGGATCCGTAAGGATAAAATAGATGATTTAGAATGTGTTAAGAATTACTATGGTTATAGTACTGAAAAAGCATTGCAAGCATTGAGAATTTTATCTAGTGAACAAATTAAATTCATTAAACAACGACTTGAAACTGGCGGTAGAAAATGACTAATCAAACTGTTGAACCACAAGTAAATTGGTCTCCTGATATGATGGTTGAGGTAGTGCTCAATGAACCAGATGATTTCTTAAAGGTTCGTGAAACACTCACTCGTATAGGAGTCGCATCTAGAAAGGAAAAGAAACTCTATCAGAGTTGCCATATTTTACATAAGCAAGGTAAGTATTACATCACTCACTTTAAAGAGTTGTTTGCGCTAGACGGCAAACATGCAAACTTAACTGTGAATGATGTTCAGCGTCGTAATCGTATTGCAAGACTTCTTTCTGACTGGGGACTTGTGACCATCGTCAGCGAGGATGATGTTCTTGATATCGCACCTCTCAATCAAATCAAAGTTTTATCGTTCCGAGACAAGCCCAACTGGATACTAGAGACCAAGTATTCTATAGGAAGTAAGAAGAAATCGTAA